TAGTGCGAACCTGGACACGCAGCTTGATGGCCTGCCCACTGCCCTAGAGAACGCTGACGCCCTCCTTAACAGGGACATGAGCGCGGTGAGCGACACAAACAGCCGCACTCCGCTGAATGCCCTGCGGTTCCTGCGTAACAAGTGGTCTGTCACTGGCACCACGTTGACTGTGACCAAGGAAAACGACACGACGAGCGCATGGACTGCCACCCTGACGGCGGATGCCAGCGCCAACCCCGTAACGGGCAGTGACCCGGCCTAAGATGTGGCGGGGGTCAATTCTCCCCTATTCCTACTAGGTCTCGGGGGTACAGGCGAGCGAGCGGGCTTCAGGAGTCCGCTTCCAGTTCCGCCTCTTGGCGCAGATGCCGAGGAGCGGGCTGGCTTCGCATCACCACTACCGTTCTATTTTGGCTATGCCGGGGAGTTCATACCCCCCGAGCCTGAACCTGTGCGCGTCCCGAGCAGGGGCGGCAATAACCAGCAGTACGACGAGGATGAGGAAGTCCTCGCGGTCATCATGGCCGCAGCCCTACACCGGGTAGGTGGTAAGACTCACTAGGAGGCAAACATGAGCGAAGAAGCGCAAGAACTGTCTGTGGACTACGGCGATGAGCAGGTAGAGGCTCCCGTAGAGGAAAAGGCAGAAGACCCCAAGGCTGAAGAAGCCGAGCAGCCAGAAGGCGAGACCGAAGAACAGAAAGCCGAGCGCCACCGTGTTGAGTTCACGGAGGAGCAACAGAAGTTCATCAACGAGAACATCGTTGGTCGGCAGGTTGCCAAGCGCAAAGAAGCCGAGCAAAAGCTGGAGGAGTACCAGCGGCGCATTGAGGAGTACGAGCAGCGCATCTCCCAGCAGCAGCCCGATAACGGCGAACCCGTAGTCCCCGACCCCCCGAATATCTGGGATGACAACTACGAGGAGAAGATCAAGCAGCGGGATGAGGCCCTGATCCGTCATGCAGAGTGGCGGGCAGAGCAGAAAACCCGTCAAGAGTGGGAGCAGCGCCAGTATTACGAGAAGGCCCAGCAGGAGCAGCAGCAACTCCTGACCAAGGTGCAGACGTACACCGAGCGGGCTGAGAAGGAATACGGCATTGATCCGAGTGACCTTCAGGTGGCGGGGAATGCGGTGGCGCAGTTCGGCATCCCCGAGCAGCTTACGCAATACCTGCTCGATGACGACGCCGGGCCTGCGATCACGGTTCACCTCTCGCGCAACCTCGCGGAGCTTGAGCAGTTGAACCAGATGGACCCGATCCGTGCTGCGGTGTATATCGCCACGGAGATCAAGCCGAGGGCAACGAGGAACGCCAAGCGCCGATCAGCGCCCCCTGAGCCGACTGACAGCCCGAAGGGTTCCAGTGTTCCCGAGAAGGAGCGCGGCCCGAAAGGCGCAGTGTACGAATAGATTTGCCATTTCCTGTGCAGTAGCGCAGGCTTTACCTTACGTGCAGGTATAAAACGCACGGTCTCTTACCGCTTCAAGCGGGACTCACGCTGGTTTGAACCTCGGAACAGCGCCGGGAACCCAACTTGAATCTTTAGGAGGCCGTTGTGGCTAACAATCTTGACTCCAACGTCACCCGAAAGTTGGCGCGTGTATTCCTTGAGGCTGCTGAATCCTCTCGCGTGCTGACCAAGGGTGTCGATACCCAACTCCTGGCTGGGAAGTTCACTCCCGCGTCAGGTTCCAACGTGGACTTCAAGCGTCCGCATGACTACGCCAGCAAGCGCACCTCTGGTGGTGACATCTCGCTGCTTACCAAGAATGACATCATTTCCGGTAAGGCGACGGGTACCGTTCAAGACTACTTCACGGTAGACATGGAATGGGGCAACGTCGAGGAAGCTCTGGAACTGGATCAGCTTGACCAGATTCTGAAGCCTGCCGCGACTCGCATCATCACTGACCTTGAGCTTGACCTGGGTAACTTCATCCTCAAGAACGGCGGTTTCTCGTACGGTGATCCCGACGAACCCGTTGATGCATGGTCTGACGTAGCCGGGGCTATCGCCAAGGCGCGTGCAATGGGTATCCCCTCTGACATGCTGAACTATGTCATGAGTCCGTATACCCAGACCAACCTCGCAGACAAGCAGTCCGCTCTCGCCTCTGGCAAGACGGGCCTTGTGGACTCTGCCTGGGAGCGTTCGCAAATCTCCGATAACTTCGGTGGTGCGCGAGTCTGGATGTCCAACGCTCTCGCCTCCCGCACCAGCTCCACCACGGCCGACCGTGCCGGTGCTGTTGCTTCGGTCGGTGCGTCTACCTACGTAGCCCACAAGGACACGATGATCCAGACGATCAACGTGGACGGCTTCACGGGTACGCCGGTCATCAAAGCCGGTGAGATTGTCGAGGTAACTGGCAAGTTCCAGCTTTCCCTTGCAACTCGCCAGACCTTTGTGGACGGCGCAGGCGCGCAGGTGAAGTGGCGCGGTGTTGTCACTGAGGACTCTGACGCATTTGTTGCTGGTGCAGGCACCATCAAGGTGGCTGGCCCGGCGATCTTTGAGACAGACGGTCAGTACAACACGGTCAATGCTGCGCTTGCGGACGGTGACGTTATCACCATCCTCGGCACAGATACGACCATCTATCAGCCCTCGCTCCTGTTCCACAAGCAGGCGTTTGGTCTGGGTACTGTGAAGCTGCCGAAGCTGTACAGCACGGACACGGTTGCGACGACCGAGGACGGTTTCAGCATCCGCGTATCGAAGTACGCTGACGGTGACAGCAACACGCAGAAGGTGCGTTTTGACATGCTCCCGGCGTTTGCTTGCTTCAACCCCTTCTATGGGGGTCAGTGCTTCGGGGTAGGCTCCTAAGCCAACTCAGGCCCCTTCGGGGGCCTTTTTCTTATTCAGGGATTGAGTATGCAGAAGTACATCAAGCCCAACGGCACGGTCATTGAGGTGGTAGACACCGAGGCGACCCGTGCTTTTGCCAAGCTACATGGCTGGAAGAAGCCAGCCGGTCGGAAGCCGAGGGTGAAGAATGACTACAGCGGTAGAAGTAGCCGAGAGGGCACTTAAACGCATCCTCGTCCAGGCGGACGATGCGCCGCTGGATGCTTCCGACTACGCCGACTTCTGGGACTCCATGAACGCCTTTATGGACTCACTGGAAGGCGAAAACATCGTCCTTGGGTATACGCCTGTCTCCGACGCTGCGGACGTTATCACGATCCCCGATAGCTGCATACGTGGGCTGATAGCCAATATGGCGGTTGAGGTGTCTCCTGACTATGGAGTGGCTCCTACACCGGCCCTAATGCAGCAGGCGCGGGATGGTCTACGGGTGATGCGGAAGATCGGTCGCCCCCGGATTGAAACGTCCTATCCCTCTGGTCTACCGAGGGGCGGCGGTCAGGAAGGATATACCTATCAGGACAACCCTCTCTATGGCCCGATGGTCATGCTGAAGGGGCATATCTTTGAAGCCTTTGAGACTGAGTTCACAGCGGCAGATACCCCGGTTCAGTTGGGTGGATTCTGGCGCACGGACCTCGCCAAGGGCCTGAAGTTAGATGTGACCGGGAGGGTTACGCATGTCGGTGATGACAATGCTGATCTGACGGCTCAAGTCTCCCTCCGTTGCACGGGTGGGGCTGCGTATACCTTCAGGCTTTACAGGAACGGCGAGGAGGAGCTTTCCAGCACGACCGTGACGCTGACCAGCACTGCTTCTGACGTTTCTCTCAGTGCGCCTGTAAGCGATTTAGAGCCGGGTGAATATCTCGGGGTATGGGTGGAGAACGATGACGACACCACGTCCCTGGCGGCGCTCTCCGGGCAGATTGAGGTGTCTTGATGCCCCGCACCCAGCTTCCGATAGCTAACGGGTTCTACGTATCGGACTCTCTGCCTATTTCGGCACAGAAAGCTATCAACGTCTTCCCGGTGGTGGAGGATGTGCCGAGTCTCGTTCAGGAGTCGCTTAGGGGCTGTCCGGGTGTATCTGAGGCAGACTCGGCGGTTGATGATGCAGGCTGTCGTGGGGCGCATACCCTGGATGGGGTT